AAATTAGATACTAAATACATATGTGAAGGGTGTTGAACGGGTCAACGCCTACGGGGGAGAACATCCCCCGCTTAACTTTTAAGAGGATATAAAACTATGGCTACTTTTATTACCTATGCTGTCATCATTACTATTCTGGCTGTTATTTCTGCTTATAAACTCGGAACCGAACCGAAAGAACGAGGCGAATTATTCTTAGGTGCGTTTGTTGCATTTGCTAGCCTTGCGTTAATTGTCGAAGGAATTTCTTATATTGTTGGCCTAGTTAGTATGACACTTTTTAACTTCCATCCAACTATTGCTATGCATTTACTACTGACGGTATTCTGGGTATATTGCTTAATCGAATTTTTAACGTTTGTTTTCAAACAGACTAAATAATATTGTAATCTGCCATTTCTCCTTATGTGGTTTTAACAGGGGGCTTTCGAAAGAGAGTTCCCGATTAAAAGCCATAAAACACATTCAGTACAGTGTTTTCATAGTCAGTGACTATACAACATAAAAACATAACAAGTATAGATTGAGTATTAATCCTCCCGCCCCGAAGGGGGCGGTTATTTTTCTGGCTTTACTAGATAATGTAGCATTATGTTCATTATAACCTCATCTTTGTTGTGCAACCCTAACCTAAACTACTAGGGAGTCTCTTAAATGGGACTCCCTTTTTTATTGGCAGTAAGAAAAGTTAGTACCGTACATTTCATCATGAAGCATTGCAGCATTGCGTTTCTGTTCTTCTTCCTCATCTTCTACATCACTAGAAAAATGAGATTTGCCCTTAAAAGAACGAAGTAATTGCAGTGCAGCCATCGGATCACGCATCACATCGATTTTCACTTCTACTTCATCATTTGCGGCCTCATCAGCCGCGTTTTCAACTACTGCCACCGGAGCAACTTCTTTAGCTTTCAGTTCTTCAATCTCAGCTTTCTGTGCTTCGATAATCTGGTCTTTTTCTTCCAGTGCAGCTTTCAGTTCTGCGATCTGTGCTTCCAGTGCAGCAAAGCGATCTTCAACAACCGGAGAAACAGCATTCACCTGTGCTTCCAGTTCCAGAAATGCTTCGCAAGATTCAATACGTTCTTTCTCTTCACCTTCATAAGCAACCAGTTCTACAACTTCTTTTTCGGTAGCGTGGCTGTTAAAGAATACAGCAAAGTAAGGATTGCCGGATTTAGTGAAGTTCAGTTTAGCTTTTCCGGTAACTTCTTTACGACGACCGAAGGTGATCTGGCAATCAGAGGTATCCTGAAAATCCATGTTAGGAGCGGAAACGATAGCAGTATCACCAGCAATAACCAGGTGGAACAGTTCAGAAGAGTTCTTAACGGTAAAAGTAACGATGTGGTCTACTGCAACGTCTTTAGCAGGTTTAACGCGGTCGATTGCTTTACGAATGCCGTTAGGCAGTTTACCGTCAACACCAAAGCCAGCCGCGATCAGTGCTTCACGATGTGCTTTAAAGCCAGCGAAAGCGGATTTCTGCTGTGCAAAGGAAACATGAGCAACAACTTTCGGCTGAATCTTCTTGTTTGCTTCGGTGCCAAATTTGATAACTGCTTTAGCGTTGGTTACTTCGTTAGTGAAAAAGTTAGCGGAAAATAACATTATAAATACTCCGTGGAAAGTTAGTTTTAATTGTTCATTTCAAGCCTCCTTTGCTGCAACAAGGGAGGCTTTTTCTTTTTTAAAGCCATCATATAATTCTCAGTGAAAGGTTATTACCACACCTCTGCGGTAATCTTTACTTTAATGTCATACTTCTTTAAGAGTTTGTGGAAGGTTGATTGATCAATACCTTCACCTTTAAACCATTCACCCATCACTACATCAGGTGTCAGTTCAAAATAACGCTTTGCCATTTCTAAAACGATTTCACGAGTGAACTTAACAGGTCGTGCCATCTTAAATCCTCCTAAATCTGGATTAATGATTTCTTAAAAAAGAGCGTTAACCGCTCACTATTATTTATATGGGGATTGTATTTTATTTTTCAACCCCTCACATTTATCTCTTATATATGTATTTATAACAGAGATATGTTAAAATGTTATTCAGATGTTATCAGACGTGTTAAATGTGTTAAACCGCAGCACGAATTGCTAAAGAGAAGAACACGAATTAACCAAATTGATGTTTATTCAATCAATTTAGAAAATTGCATAGCACTTTTTGCTAAAGCGGTGAGCATTAATTGAGCTATGAATTGTAAAGATTTGTTACAAGATTTTCTCTCAGATCCAAATCTTCACAAACATATAACAATTTAACACGATGATAACAATAGGAAGGAAAATCGGTAAATTTTCACTTTCAATACAAATATTATACCACATTTTTTCTCGAATTGTCAAGTATAGCACCAAACCTACATAGTGTCAAGAAAGGACTTTCAAACCTACACTAGCCCTACACTATGAAAATTGCCCCTGAATTTTGCCCCTGAACCAAAATCCCCTAGATTTCACTATCCCATTTTTGCCCCTGAAACCTACTATTTTTGCCCCTGAAATTCTGGGAAACAGTGATTTTGCCCCTCATTTTTGCCCCTGAAATGCCAATAATTGCCCCTGAAAATCTAATTTTTGCCCCTGAAATTTGCCCCCGAAAAGGATTGGTAAGAAAAACTCTTTATAAAACATTGACTTAGTGAGGGGCAAAAACGGGGAATCGGGCGTGCATAGATATTATATGACACATTCGCTACGCTCATGTGTAAAACCAAAAACAACAAATAACCAAAAAGATATTAGGAGGGCGTAGCCCGACTGCGCGAAGCGCTAACCAATTACTTCTAGTAACACTAATTTAAACTAGATGATACTAGATGGTCTTAGAAGGAATTAACTAGTTTGCTCGCTCGCTTCGCTCACTCTCAAACGTCTGCGACGCCACTGCGTGGCATCGAGAATCACTTCTGAAAGGATTTTCTTGAAAGGGATTTTAAACTAGTTACTAACTGATTCTAGAAAGATAGTAATAATCACTTTGAAGATAATAGTAGTTAACTGGTTACTAGATGATTCTAGATCACTTTAATGATCATGAAAGGTATTGGTATCCCTTCGGGATTGCAACCTTCGGTTGCTAAATTGCTTCCTAATTATTATTTCTCCAAAAGAAAGATTCTTATATTCTAAAGATACTTCTTCGTTTTGATGATGATTTAATCAAAATCTATGAAGGAGGCGAAGCCGACTGAATACCAATTCCTTTCAAATTAGACAAAAATTTCTCGTTATAAATAATAGTGAACTTACTTTGATTCACTTTTTTAGAGGATTTCCACTATGATCAATACTAAAACTCCTTTCATTCTTCTGGGTCTGAACCATGATGATAATCTGGCTATGATGCATGTTTTCGCTAATCGTGGTTATAACATCATTCGTCATTCCGAAGACTCCAATTTCTCAACTGCTTTCTATGCTCTTAAACGTAATGGTCGCCCTACGGTGATCGTAGACTGCTTTACTGATGAAGGTCGTGAACAATACAACAACATTCCGGCAATTATTGTTCGTGATGACCTGCCGTTTGATGTTCGTGAATATGACGTTGATTTAGGCTCTTACTATGGGATCGCCGATCTTGACCAGATTATGGCTGATTACGGTAAACAACCCGCTCAGGAAGCCCCAGAACACGATGAACAAGACGAAGATGACGACGACTACACACCAATCTGTTTCTCTTCTCACGGTGGCTTCTACGGTTACGATGAAGGCTTAGATATGCTGTAATTTAGGTCAACCCTTTGGCGTCTTGTCAAGGGGTATTGACAAAAATTTCTGACTTTTTTATGATTATCGCACTTGACAACTTTGAACCTATTTGACCTAGATTTGTAAAGAGGATGTAACATGAAAGAATTTACCATCACTAAATCCCTGTATGACTGGACTGTTAAAATCTCCGGCAAAACCGTTTCTGTAACCCCTAGCCATGTAGAAAATGATTGGGGCGTATCCCGTGAAACTATCTCCCGTAGTATGCATGTTCCGTTTGATCTGATGACCTTAACTGGTATTCATGCAATGCTGGAAGTTCGCGAACAATTCGAAGCTGGTAATCACAATGCGACTCCAGTTAGCAATCACCTTCTTACTAATGAAGAACGTGAAATCATCGAAAACTGGCGTTATGAATATGCGATTCCTTATTATGAAGAAGATCAGGTAGAAATCGATTGGTAATAAATTTCTATTATAAATAAAATTGTTCCGGCGGTGATGCCGGAACTAGGAGGACCAAATCATTAAACCGTTTAAGGGGAATTAATACTATGAATACTGTTACCGTTATGAATACTGCTAAAACTGCTTCCGTGTCTCTGGTTGTTGATAACACCAAACCGCTGACCATGTCTTCTCGTCAGATCGCTGAATTTACCGGAAAAGAACATAAGCATGTTAAACGTGATATTAAAACTATGCTTACTTCTCTTGAATTAGATGAGTCCAAATTTGGACGCATCTTTTTTGACCAATATGGACGTGAACAAACCGAATATCACCTTGACGAAGAACTTACGCTGACTCTTGTTACTGGTTACGATGTTAAGCGTCGAATGGTTGTTATTCAGGAATGGAAGCGACTGAAAGAAGAAAATGAAAAACTGCGTTCTCAGCAAATCAACCCTTACGCAAACATGACTAAGCTCGACTGGATTCGTGAGGCAATGGAATTGGAAGCCGCAAACGAACAACTGATTCAAGAAAAGAAACAACTGGTTGAATTGCATGTTCGTAAAGCTATCGACACACACAGTCTTAGCCGCTTATTAGGCGAAAAACGAGGCTCTACGACGGTACAAATGATTCTGAAAGGTTTATGTGCTGCTGGTGTTCTTGAGCGTCGTCTGGATGCTTCTGGTAAGCCTAAAGGCTATGATCTGCTTCCTCCTGGCTATATGTTCGCTCGTATGTCGGCACACGGTCAGATCGAGTTCACTGCTGATGCTATCCCGCATCTCGTAAAACTCGGATTGCTTGAAGAAGAAAAGGCCGCAACTTTGAAATTGCCACAGCCGAACAACTCACGAGCAATCATTAATAACACTGCTTTGCTGATTCGTCAGAATGCTGGCTCTCTGGAAGTCTTCGGACTGTAATAATTTTTGCCCCTGAATTTCAGGGGCTTTTTTGTATCTGTAGATGCGCTCAGAGTTGAGTACATCCCCTCAATTTTGAGGGCATCTATAGATCTCACCAAAACTGGCGAGATTGTTTTACATACAAAAAAGCCACTCCGAAGAGTGGCAAAGAGAATCAAAACTCAAAAACCTGTTGCTTCTACGATCTGACCATCACCGATCTGAACATAGAATTTAATGTCTAACTTCTTCATATTCTTATAGAATTGGGCGATTGAGATCCCATGTTCACTAAGAATCTGTTCTTTCGCTTCCTTACCACGATCCGCTGTATAGTAAGCGTAGGCAATATCAGCCATCTGTTCAGCGTTAAAACGGGCAGGACGACCGCGAGTAGCTTTAGTAGTCATAGTCATTTTCTCCAAATTAAAGTGAATGTTCACCTTTATTTAGAGGACTTACATTTTATCGGAAAAAGTTCTCCATCGTCAATACTCATAAAGAACTCTGCCTTAATCCCGTACTTCTTCAACCGTGAATAGTATGTACCCCGACTTATATCAACCTTGCGAAGCACTTCAAAGAACCCTTTAGGATCGTTGTAATAGTGGCTATAACGCACGTTAGCGAGTTCAACGAATAGTTCCCTTGTATCACCATAGCCTTTCTTGAAAGCCTCGTTACGATAGCGTGTAATTGCGTGATTCAATCTCTTCTGTTTCAACACTTCTCGGATCGGCTTCCACTGCAACCGATAGATAGGACCGTCATCCACTCGATAATAACGCTTGATATCAAAATCAAACCAATCTCGGACTCTCCGAAACTCTGTATGTGATGTTCTATGCTTCTTAAAGAAGTTGTGAACGTCTGTATAACCATTATCGCGGTAAAACTCTATTAAAATCTCTTTCGCTTCCTCACGACTAAAGCCAGATGTTGTGTAGTCGGTTTTTAAATGCTTATGCTTAACTGGTAAACGATATTCATGATCGGTACAAGACAAGGCTAATTCTAATTCATCTCTTTGTTGCTGATTAATTAGCATACAACCCCCCTTAAATCTTAATACCCGTATTTATCAAAAAATCAACAATTTAATAAATACCTTCATATTTCGTAATGAGGGTAATTACATGAAACTGATTTCTAATAAGGCCAAATTAAAAAAGATTCTCAGAAATGCAGCCAAATATATTACGCCACCGCCTAAACTCCTTCCTTCGGAATGGTGCGAAGCGAATATGGTGCTGGTAGATGGTCCTCAAGCTGGGGATAAAGTTAAATTGCTGTCATTTCAGAAAGGCATGATTGATGCTCCTTTCCTTGAGAACAAGAAAAAGTATGTTCTGATGACCAGTGCGCAGATCGGAAAGACTACCATCTTGAACGGCATCCTGTTTAACCAGATGGCTAACGATCCATGCAATATGATTATCGGACAATCAACCGCTAAAGAAATGTCTCAATATCTCGCTGGTAAGATCCGACCGTCTATCGAAGCATGTGATGCATTAAAAGACGTGGTTACAGACAAGAATGATCGCAATGCGGTTAACAACAATAACCAGCTACAGCTAAAAACGAATCACTTCCTTTACATGGTATCGCTTACCAGTCCATCAACCCTACGCGGTAAGACCGCAAAGGTTGGATTACTTGACGAAATCGATGCTGCTACAGCCTCAGAAGAAGGTGATCCGGTGGCACTGGCTGCTAACCGTTTAACTACCTTTGGCGATGAAGGTCGATTAGTCGTATCCAGTACCCCGACCAGTAAGCTGGGAAGCATTAACCAGCAATGGTTATCAAGTGATATGCGTATGTTTTTTGTTCCGTGTCCTCATTGCGGGGAACACCAGGTGATCGAGTGGGAAAACGTTCAATTTGAATGGCGTAACATCGATGGTAAGAACTTACCCGATCCTGATACCGCTCGTTATATTTGCCCCCACTGTAAGAACGCATGGACCGAAGGGGAACGAATCAGGGCAGTAGCGCAAGGCGAGTGGAGAGCAACCCGTGAAAGTGAAGTAGCAGGATTCTGGATTAGCCGTCTGTATTCACCTTTCAGTAGTATCCGCGCTTGTGTGGTTGATTTTAGTCATGCGTGGCAATCCTTTGATTTACAATCATTTTATAACACCGTGTTAGGTAAGGTATACGACGATCAGGACACGGCAGTAGAAGCAAATGAACTGGAACAACTCAAAACAGATGTTTCTATCGAGAATATCCCTGATGACGTGATTTTCTTATGTGCGGGTACTGACCAGCAATTAGATCGCGCAGAAACTACCATCTTAGGTGTAGCGAAAGATAAGGTTTACATTCTGGATCACCGCAGCTTTTACGATCATAACTGTGAACGATATGAATCCCCTGTATGGGATAGATTAATCAACTTCCATAAAACCAAATTTACTACTGTATCGGGTGATCGTGTTCCTATGCTCGCCAGCTTCCTTGATACATCGAACGGTCGATTCACTCAAGCTGGATACCGTATTTGCGGCAAGTGGAAGAACTTACACGCTATCAAAGGTAGTTCTGCTGGTAACGCTCCGATCATTCCGGTTAAACCTACCCGCACAGGTGGTCATGAATTGCTTATGTTGGGTGTTAACGTGGGTAAAACTGCATTTCGTGAAATGTTGGCTAGGAACCTGAAAGATAATCCTCATATTGCCTTAGAAATATCAGACACCGTTCCTGATGATTATCTCGATCAGCTTTTAAGTGAATCTGTTAAGCGTACTACTACTGGCGTGAGATGGGTAAAAAATCCAGGCGTTAGGAACGAGGCGCTCGACTGTGCCGTGTATGCTACAGCGGCTTCTCGCTACGTCCTTTCAAAAATGTCATGGGATAAACTCATCGCAATGAAAGACAGCTTAAACCGTGTTGTCGAAGAACCCGTAAAAGCTCCTAAATCGCAATCTAACGAGCAAACCGAAGAAACTAAGCCAATCACACGACCACAACGTAAAAACATCGCCAGACGTCCAAATAGAGGCCGTAGTTGGGTAACATCGTTCTAATAACTCGCCGTCCTTCGGGGCGGCTTACTCCTAAATATTGTTAATCCAATAACAATTAAATAAGGGGTAATTATGAGTTTAGAACTAATTCCCTTAGTAATTCGTAAAGGCGAAAAAGTCACGCTTGCGAATGAAGAGGGTGTAACAATTCAGGTAGGAAATAGTAATAAAGGTATCATTTATCAGGTTGATGATACTCCGGCTAATCATGAGATTAAAACCTTAGATTTTGCCGAAGGTAAATATACCATCGTAATAACTTTTGAAGAAGAACTGGTATCAATGCAGGAATTAACTGTTTTGCCAGTATTCGCCAAACAATCCAAAAAAGAATATCTGCGGGAAACTATCGCCATTTTGGAACAAGTCATCTTTTCTCGTTTATCTGGGGACGAAGCCGCATTATCTCAAATGACCGTGAAAGGGAATACTTTCGCCTATGAGTCATTGGGTGTTCTCCAGCAATTGAAGACTGATTATGAACGTCAGTTATCTAAATTAATTCAAGCCGAACGACGTAAACAGGGAATTAGCCCGATTAAAAATATCAAATTACGTCTTACGCGATAAGGGGTAAATCATGTTTAATCTTTTTCGACGCAAAAAGGCGGTAGAAACTCCAGTTAAAACTAATCACCGCCAGCAACAACCAAAAATTTTCATCGACAAACAAGTAGAAAAATTCCAGAAAGATTTGTCTAAGCGTTCTTTGGGCTTAGTTGGTGATCGCATTGATGGATCGCTTCAACAAGATACCATTACAGGAACCTTCAATAAGGCTCTCAAATCGAACGGTAAGCGCCTTTATGATCAGGGTCGTACTCTGGCTATAAACAATGCTGTAGGTAAGCGATACAAGCAGTATATCGTTGACCAAGTTGTTGGCACGGGGCTTGATCCGAAGCCATCAATCGTTAAATCAAATGGCAAACTTGACACCGCACTGAATAAGCAAATCGAGAATGCTTTCTGGAAGTGGGCGCAGAGTGCTAAACGCTTCTCTCGCAACGGTCGCTTTAACTTCCGTGAAATGCTGGCAATGGCAGAATCTGAACGTGTTCAGGGTGGAGAATGTTTCATCGTTTTAACCAAAGAAAACAACGAGTTACAAGTTTCTATTCTGTCTGCTGATAGGTGTGACTGGTCGCTTAGTCGTGAAATAAGCAAAGACCGCGCGATCTATCAAGGGATTGAGTATGACGTAGAAACAATGCGCCCTGTAGCATACTGGTTTAGAAAAATCAATCTACTGACTCAGACCTACACTGGCGAAAATTATCGCGTAGATGCTTCTCAGGTGTGCCACTACTACCAGCCACTGTGCGCGGAAAGTTTACGTGGCGTGACTGACTTCCTGCCAGTGATTAAGGATATCGCACATCAAGACGCATTCCGCGAAGCTGTACTGGTCATGAAACGAATTTCAGCTTGTAACATGGCGTTCATCGAGCGTCCGAAAGATTCTGGTGACGATTTTGATACTGGTGAAGATGATGAACAGTATCAAGCGCCAGAAGTTATTCACGATTTCGCGCCAGGTACTATTCAGGAATTACCGGAAGGGGCAACGATTAAATCAATCCAATCTACTCAATCAGGCGATGATTTTAACAGCTTCAATGATGCGATGTTTACTAGCGTATCAATGGGATTGGGCGTGTTCAAACAGGGCTTGACTGGTGATACTTCCCAGATCAACTACTCAGCCGCACGTTTCGGTGAATTAACCCAGCGCACACGAGTTAAAGCACTGCAAAACAAATTAATTGAAACAGTGGTATTGCCAATTTTCGAAGCATATCTACGCCATTATTCCGCGCGTGGTATTGTTCCGATTCGTATTACTGCAATTCCGCATATTATCGATAATACAACTATTATCCGTCCGCGTTTTGAATCCGTCGATCCATTTAAAGACGTAAGCGCCGAGATTGCTTTAATTGATAACGGACTTAAATCACGTACTGCCGTTATATTAGAACGTGGTGATGATCCTGAAAAAGTATTCTCAGAGATTCAAGCCGAAAAGAGCGCACTAAATATTATCGTTGATGGTGAGGGTGAAGAAAAAAATTCCCCAGCCGATCCCTAATAACCAACGGGGGCGCAATGCCCCCAATTAATTAAAGGTGATTAAATGCTTAAATTTCGCCGCGATCTTAACGGTTACGGTGGAGTTATTAACGAAGGGCATAACGATCAATACGAGTTTGAAATTGCTTTCTCCAGTGAACAGCCTTATCAGCGCCAATTCTGGGATGAGCAAAATCAAGAAATGGTGGTATTAGATGAAATTCTGGTACATACACCGGAAGCGGTTGATCTGTCTCGTCTGAATAATAACGCTCCGTTGCTGTTCAATCATAATTTCGATAATCACATTGGTGTTGTTTGTAACGCTCGAATCGATGCGGATAACGTAGGTCGTGCTCTGGTTAAATTCTCTAAGCATGGGACTATGGCTAACGATATTCGTAATAAAGTCATTGAAGGTACGATGGAAAAAATTTCTGTCGGCTATGACATTAAAGAATATCACATCGATTATGCCAAAGGGCAATTGATTGTTACTAAGTGGGCACCCTATGAACTCTCATTTGTCACCGTTCCTGCTGACGATACGGTTGGTTTAAATCGCTCTCTAAATACTATCACAGTTAATTTGGAGGCTAAACGCGATATGACTAAAGAACAAATCGAAGAAATCAAAGAAGAACAAGAAGCCGCTCAGGTTGAAGAAACTCCGGTAGAAGAAAATAAAGAATCGGAAGTTGAAGAAACTCAAGAGCGCCAAGTTGAAGAGAATAAAGAAGATGAAAATCTCGAAGACGGAAAAGACGCTGAACATCCTGAAAGTGTTGATGATGATAGTTCAACTGTTCGGGAAACAGAAGAAGTAAAAGAAGAACGTGAAGCCGCTCCGGTTGAAGAAGAAAAAACCGAAGAAGTGGCTGAACGTTCCGAAGAAGACGAAGAAGAAATTCGCGAAATTGCACGCGAACTAAATATTGATGACTCTGAATTAGCACGCGCATTGGCAATTAAAGACATGACGCCGGAAGCATTCCGCACTAAGGCACTAAATAATCTCGTCAATGCTCAACGTAATAACGAACAAATTAAGGACTCTAAAATGGAAAAAACTTTTGACCTGAACAACGTAATTCGCTCTCTGGTAGATGGTGCTGCTCTGGGTGCTAACGAAGCTGAATATTCCGCTATGGCTGCTGGTGCTGCAATGCAGCGTGGTCGTGCTGCTCGCGGTGGCTCTGTATTCGTTCCGGCTGCTGCTATGCGTGCTGCTTCTGCTGGTAACACCAAAGCCGACCTGACCGCTATCACTGACGAAAAACTGATGACTGAATCCTACATCGAAATGCTGATGCCGGAATCTGTTCTGGGTCGTCTGGGTGTGACTGTTTACAGTGGCTTGAACTCACCGACCGCTATTCCAAAAATGACTAAATCCAGCGTTGACGCTTTCGGCTTCGTTGATGAAAACGGTGCTGCACCGGAAAGCAAAGCTGAATTTGCAAACGTGAAACTGTCTCCTAAGACTTTTGCTGGTGGCAACCCGATCAGCCGTCAGTCGCTGAAAACCGTTCCGGGCATCGCTACCCTGATCACTGATCACATTAACAAAGCTGTTCGCATCAAACTGGAACAACTGATTCTGTCTGATAAAGCTAACGACCGTGGTCCGGCTGGTCTGGTTAAGCAACTGGTAGACGCTAGCCGCGTTACCAAGAAAGCTGCTTTCTCTTATAAAGACTTCCTGAAAGAAATTGCAGCACTGACCGACGCTGGCGTTCCTGCTCAGGCGATCAAGTTTGCAATGAGCGGTGCAACTGCTGCTGAACTGGAATCTACCCTGAAAGATAACGGCGTTTCCGGTTATATCATCGAAAACGGCAAACTGGCTGGTTACGAAGTAGTTACTTCTGGCGTTATCCCGGCAGACCACATCGTTCTGGGTGACTTCTCCGGTATTACTATCGGTGAGTGGGGAGGTCTGGAACTCGACATGGATCTAACTACATATAGGGATCGTGGTGCGGTAGTGCCTCGTATCTTTGTAGATTTGGACTACGTTGTAGCACAGCCGGAAGCTCTGAAAGTTCTTCACATCTCCGAATGAACTAGCGTAGAACCTTCTGAACCTTCCCCCGATTTGGGGGAAGAAAATCTGATTCCATCTCAGGAAGAAGAATCCCAGACGGTTACGGCGAAAGCCACAGCTAAAAAGGTGGGACGTCCACCGAAAGCAAAATAATAATAATTAGCCCTGCCTAACGGTGGGGCTTTTTTGTATGTAAATACTCCATAAAGGGGGTAACTATGTTCAAATTATCAGAATCACAATTATCAAGAATGTTCCGAAGTGCTCCTGTATTTTCGGTGGAAGGTGGTAAATCAATTCGTGCTTATCATGAAATTACTACTACCGACGAACAAGGGGTAATGACAGAGACAGAATTTCTATTTTGTCGTGAGGGAGACTTAAAGCAAGGTGATATTGTCATTGTAGAAAATCAGCGTTTCAAAGTTCAATACGTTAAGCGCAATGGTGACAATACCGCAGATTGCTTTATCACTCTGGCAGGGGGTACACATGCTCGCTACCGTTAATAATATGCCTAGACTGAAAATCAAACGCGCCTTGCAAGATATTATCGAACAAGATTTAGGTCTGGCTTTAAACGTAGAACAAACTCAGCAAGGCTTTAGTGATGACGTGGTTTGTTGGATCACCGGAATGAATGAGACTTACACGCGTGTTCGTGGCGGTAATGCAATGCAAGCTGAATGTGTTATCGAAATGCAATTGTATTCTCAGATTCATGAAACCAAAATTCATGAGGGTATTTGCCAGATAATCCAGATTCAGCCGGATAACCCACGTTTTAAAGATTTGGGCTTCTCAATTTCAGATATCACTCCAGTAGCTTCTAATACCGATTATGACGATGATTCTAGTGATGGTGGTATCGTTGGGACACTTAGCCTTAAATTTTCTTATGTAGCGCGTTTTTAAGGGGTAATAATGAATATTACACAAGATAACTTAGACATTTTCACGGGGTCGCATGTTGAAGTTTCCGTGTCTACTATGGTGGATAACCAGCCGGACTTTTTCGATCCTGCATTTAGTCCTATCGAGAACATCGCAGCATTCCCGACGATAACCGAATCTACAGAGATCCAGACGTTAGAAGAGTATGATCAGGACGCTACGGGGAAACTTGCTGGTTATCGTAAACTTGAATCAACTACGTTAGTAGTAAACCGTGTTCTGGATGACGAACATCAAGACATGTTGATGAAAGCGGTAGAGGATAAAACACCTTTACGCTTCCGAATGTTCTATGTTGTGAACTCTGGCTATAGTGCTGCTAACACTGGTTACTATGTCATCTATGATGCTTACGTCACATCACATAAAACCCGTGGTAGCGATAACAAAGCGGTAACACTGGAATTTAAACTTGAACCAGATGGCGGGATTCTTGCAAGGGGTATCGCGACCGAAGGCCGGATCTTACGTCAAGGTGATTTTGGTTTGGGTGCTGGTGTACATCCATTCACAGGTCCGATTGATAGCGAAGCATTAGCCGGAAACCGTTTCGTAACTTATCAGGGATCGAGCGCATCTAATCCATTTAGTGCTGATACTTCACTAATTCACGTTCAACCTAATGAAGATGGTGGATGGCAATTAACTTGCACCGCTTCCGGCGCACCACGTTTACGAGTTCGCACAGTCCAGAAAGACGGTAATTCGGGATGGGTGAAAGTGTATTCCACAGAAGAAAAACCGACACCAGCCGAGATTGAAGCCGTTTCTATCCATGACCGGATCGATTTCGGTGAGTTCTAGTATTCACTTCCTAAATAAAACATGACGCGGGGAGGTTAACGCCTCCCTTATTCCTGTTTTATGTGAGGTGATTAGATGCAATCAATCCAATTTAAACGAACTAATGTTTCTGGCAAAAAGCCAACGCCGGAACAATTACAGGTCGGTGAGGTGGCAATCAACCTTAAAGACCATGTTATTTTTACCAAAGACCGAGATCATGAAGTAGTTCAAATCTCTGTTTCTCCTGAAACTCACGCGGCACTAGAATCTAAAGTTGATGCTAACAAACAAGAATTGGATAGCACAATTGCAGTAAATGACCGCAATATTCACGCTAAAGTAGATGAAATTAAACAAACTACTGATTCTACTATCGCAGCAAATCATGCAGAAATTAACAATAAAGTTGATGTAATTAAACGCGAAACCGACGCGACAATCGAAGCTAATAAAAATAAAGCTGCTTCCGATCTTGCTGGTGTTAAAGCTGAATTGTCGGATACCATCAACGCTAATAAAAATGCGGCTGCTGTAGCAACTCAGGAACTGGACACCCGCATCAATAAAAAAGTTGATGATATTAAATCCCGTACAGATGCAACCATCGCAAGCAATGACAAAGCAATCAATGACAAAGTTGATTTGATTAAGACAGAAACTGACCGCACTATCGCAGCAAATAAAGTCTATGCGGAAAATCAGTTAACTGACACCTACAATAACCTTACTGGTGTGATTGCAGCTAATAAGCAAGAGGCAGCGGATAACGTTGCGGCATTAACCCGTGATGTTGAAGCCAAAAATACAGCAATTCATAGCAAAGTTGACAATAACAAGTCTTACACTGATTCTGAACTGGCACGTTTAGAAAGCCGTATTGATGCAGCCGATGGATCTGCTGATGGCAAGTACATCAAAAAACACGTAAACACTTATACTGATGGTTATTTGCTGTCTAAGACCGCAAACTATTTTGATGATCCAAATGCGCGTAATCTTGATTACTTTGGTGCATTCCGCATGAATGACCTGGCGGGTCATATTGCAATGATCTTGCATGTTCCGCATCCATCTGGTGTTAATCATGCTCGTGGCTTTGAGTTCACTTATGGGTCTAATCCACATGCTACTGTAAGAACATACGGCTATGATGAATTAGGTAATTTGTCATATTCTCACCGCATGTATCATGAAGGTGATAAACCTACTCCGGCTGAAATTGGCGCATATTCGAAAGCAGAAATTGACCGGATGTTCCAGAAGACCATCAACTTTGGTGTAGAAACTGGATGGTTTAAAATTGCTACCGCCTTTATTCCGCAAAATGACGGACGTAGCTTGAAAATTAGATTGATTGGTGGAAATGGGTGGAACGTAGGACAAACTGGACAATGTAATATTATTGAACTTGTTATAAGGACTAGCAACGGTTCGCCTAAAGGAATTAACTTTGTTGCGTATCATCATGTTTCTGGTTACGAAAATCAATTTTGTGCCATTAATACAGGTGATGACACTTATGATATCTATGCATATTACTTCGAATTTACTAATATGGTAATGGCTGAATATCAAGCGTCCAGCGATGTTAATTTAACTGTACTTGATCGACCTGAATATGTAGGCGATAAACCTGTAGCTGACCATATCTATGATGCATATACAATACACTCCTTTAACAGTTTCAGTAACCGTGGAACGTTAAATTTTGCTGGAAACCATCAAGGCCAATATGACATTGAGCATATGAACGAACAACCGACAAATGCTAAAAAGATGTTGCGTCGGTTTAGAAGCTCTGCCCTCGCGACAATCTGGCATGAAACCGTTGATGATAACGCATATCGTCTTGCCACTGGCGGTACAGATTCAGGTCAACAATTATTGCTGACAACAACCGGGTTACATGTCAAGAGATTAACATTGGATGGCGGTGCTGCGGGTGGAAATGCTGGTATTGATATTCGTCGAGGACCAAACGAAGCAAGCCATTTTAATTTTATGGATTATCGCACTGGTCAAGATGTTCGTAATGGCTGGTTTGGTTTTGGTGATTTGACGACCAAAGATTTTATTTGGTGTAACGATAACGGTCAAAACTCGATAAACTTGATTGAAAACGGTGAATTACATATTACTGGTGGTAAAGGCCAGAAAATTGTAATGAATAGCGAAGTCGCATTGTCTGAAAATGCTCGTTTGGCTGTTAAAGGTGGTAATTATGGCTTAATTTTTAGAAATGATGGTACTAGTTTCCATATACTGACTACCGATTTAAAAGATTCTTTTGGAAATTGGAATAATCGTAGACCATTCAGCTATGATTTCGCCGAAGGTGGATTAGATCTAGGTGGCACAACGACCGAACGCTGTTTACATCTGGGAATTGATGGTAGTACCCGCATCGAGGAGAACTTAGTTTTCCGATCTGGGTCGCGTCAATCAATGGACTATATTGAAATGATCCATTGGGGTAACAGTAATATCGCTCGTGACAACGTTTTGAGTATGAAAGACTCAAAAGGATTCCTTGCTGAATTTGAACGAGTGGGTGGGACTAACGGCGTTAAAACCAGATTCTTTGGTGAAACATTCACTGATGGTACATTATACCTAAATCAGATGAATAATAGCTCTGAACGATTCTCTATCAACAATTGGGGAAATTCAGAAGTTGGACGCGCGGCAGTAATGGAAATCGGCGATTCCAAAGGTTATCACTTCTATACGGAACGTAGAACAGATAACAGTTTGATGTTTGATGTTGCTGGCGCTTTTACTGTGCATGGACCTAGCGGGATCACTATCAAAAACTCTGATGGTGCTCGTCACATCTGGTTTAGAGATAACAGCGATACAGAAAAGGCTGTTATCTGGGCTACAGATGAGGGTATTTTACATATTCGCAATAACCACGGTGGACAATTTAGTCATCACTTCCAGGGTGCAATGATTAAAGCGGGAGAGCGTGTTCCATATAATAGTGAATACGCTCTTATCCGTGGTGATATTTCCGGTGGTGCATGGGTAGACTGGCGAGCGCGTCCGGCTGGATTGTTGGTAGACTGTCAGGACTCACGAAATCAAGCATATAACATTTGGAAAGCTACTCATTGGGGCGAACAGCACCTTGCGGCGATGGGTGTTCATGCTGGCGGTGGTAATCCTCATGTTGTATTGCATGTGGGTGGGAATGATTATGCATTTGCATTTAACGGTGATTTTACTGCTGGTGCTGCTGTATATTGTAACGACGTTTATATTCGTTCTGACCGTCGTCTGAAAATTAATGTTGAAGACTACGAAGAGAATGCGGTGGATAAGGTAAATAAACTCAAAGTTAAAACCTATGATAAAGTTAAATCTCTTTCTGACCGCGAAGTTATCGGCCATGAGATTGGTATTATCGCACAGGATTTGCAAGAAGTATTACCGGAAGCTGTTAGCACTTCTAGTGTCGGATCTCAGGATAACCCAGAAGAAATTTTAACAATTTCAAACTCCGCAGTGAACGCGCTTTTAATTAAAGCGGTCCAAGAAATGAGCGAAGAAAATAAAATCCTTCGTGAACGTCTTGCTGCAATTGAGGCTAAATTAGGGTAATTGGAAAGCGGGGCGAAAATCCCCGCTAAGGATTCTTATATGGGATATTGGGTAAGTAGTGAAATTAATACTAAAATCGATGCTTTAAAATGGCATGTATTTGATATTCCTAACGGCTATGGTACTGCTCGTGCTGGTGTCGCTGTAATGCGTCATAATGCTGGTGGTGGGTGGTCTGATGCACATATTAACGTAGATGGTTTGACCGTTGCTCGTCGTCGTGGTGGGACCAATTGGGGATCTACTATAAATTCGTTTGTTCCTGCTGGCTGCACCGTCTCCTTTGGTTTAGGGGGTGAAGGTGGTGTTGAATATTTTAAATTCATGGAGTTTTAATTATGGCTGGATGGATAAATCAAAGAATGTCAAACGCTATTAGTATTTGGGCTAATGGTGGATATTTTGATATCCCCAACGGTTGGGTCACTGATTCATGCGGAATTGTCTTTGCTCATATGGAAGCCATTAACGGTGCTGGTGATCTTGATTCTGAATTGGCTGTAAATGGATTGATTGAATCAGGTCATCATGCTGGTGATGCTGGGAGTTGGGGCGCTAGTTCTTTAGTTGGCGCTGGTGCTACCGTTAGCTTTACATTGGGTAAAGGTAGTTTGCATTATTTCAAATTCAGGAGAATGCACTAATGGCATTTTGGGTAGATGGCGCTTTGGGGAATAGGGCGGGTAAAGCAAATCAAGGATGGTTTGATATTCCTAACGGGTGGACAGCCGACGCTTTCGGGACTATTTCATTTTCCGCTCATTCTTCCGGTGGTGGCGGTGGTGACTCTGAATTGCTTATTCATGGTTTGTGTGTTTCTGGAAGTCATAAGGGTCATGATTGGGGACAGATTCATTCTTGTATTGCACCGCAAGGGGCGGTAATTACCGTTAGCACGAATAGAGGGATTGCTCATCTTCGTTATAGACGCTTGAGCAACCGCTAAATAAATAGAATTACGGGTATGTGCCCTATTGTTTAAAATAGAAGGAAAAGAATAATGACTACTAAATTTGATATTTTCTCTGGTGGCCTCGTTGGTCTGTTTCTGCAAGAAGACGTAAACAATAAAGACCTTGATGCTGAAACCTATCTGGAAATTCCAGAATGTGCGGCTTTCCCGGAAACTGGTGTAGAACGTTCTACGATCGATGTTCCAAACTTCTCTGGTGCTTATAACCGCAAGCTGGTTGGCCGTATGTCTGTACCGGATATCGAACTTTCGATCAACTACATGCCGGGTAACGAAGTACACGAAAAACTGATTAAAGCAACCGAAGACGGTAAGCGCGTACAGCTTAAAATTGCTTACTACATCGATGCTACGAAAAAATCTGGTGTACATATCGCTTATAACGGCTTCCTGTCTAAAACTACCATGACTGGTGGTGAGGATGCTGTAGTAGGCCGTACCTTCACCTTTGTAGTAGATGGTGCTCCGGTTAAACAAGCTGTTTTCCAGACTCTCTAATATTATCTAGCCATCCTTCGGGGTGGCTTTTTTGTTTCCAATTCTAAATAAACATATCGAATTAACTTAAGAGGAAACAATAATGAATATTAACGAAATGTTAGCCGCACTCTCTCCGAAACGCGAATCTTTGACCATCGGTGGATTCACTTTCTATGCTCGCCCTATGTCAGTAAAAGAATTTAACGAACATGTTTTCAATACTGATAAAGAAGACCGTGATGAACGCTCTATTCTTCGTTGTATTGAAGATGAAGACGGTAAGCCAGTATTTGAATCTATGGAACAAGTTAAGGCACTGTATACTAACGTTCGAAGTGAATTAATCGGTTTGGTTGCTCAAGCATCATTGATGCAAGATCCGGCAGTAATTGAAAACGAGGTAAAGTAAACCCGCTTCTGAATTTCTACTTTCGGCAAATGATGAGATCGGGGCTTAGTAAAGATGAAATGGATAATATGCCAATCACTCTGTTTTGGAAATTATACATTTTCGACACCTACTTAGAACCACAAAGCCCCGCGTTTCATGATATGCAGAATGCGATGTTGCAATATTCCATGTATATGACTTCGCAAGGAATGACACGCGAAACTGCACGTAAACTCAAGCCTAACCAATTCCAATTAATTAGAGAAGAAAAACTCTTTAAAACTAAAGAAGAACTGGAAGAACTTGCACGCAAGAAAGAAGAAGAACGTAAAGCTGCAACATTGAGCATGTTCGATCCATCTTTGCTTGAGAAACTCAGAAGCGCACAAACGGGGTAATTTATGACAAGACATATAGTAACAATAGAAGGGGATAATAAAGGTCTAAGGAGAAGTACCAATGAAGCCGCCGACCTTCTCGATCGTTTGTCTGAAAAGGCAAGTAATATTGATTTTGGTGGTGGCTTATCTGGTCTGACTGGATCTCTTCGTGGGATCGCTGGCTCTGCTGGTTTGGCTGCTGGTGGTATCGGCTTAGTTGCGACCGCAGTGGTTGCAGCCGCTAAAGCTGGCGCGGAATACGTTAAACAGTATTCAGAAGTATCTAAGGCGACCGGACTCTCGATTGAATCCCTTCAAAGACTGGAAAAGGAATTTTCTGGTACTGGCTTAACAGTTGAAAAATTTGGCGATATCAACAAAGACACCTTAGATAAAATGGGTGATGCGTGGGCTAATGGTGGTGGTATTGCCGATGACTTAGAATCGGTTGGTCTTAAGTTAGAAAACTATGCTCACTTCATGACAGATCCGCAAGGTGGTATGAAAGCGGCGATCCAAGTGTTCTATGACATGAAGAAAGCCGGAAAATCAATGGCTGAAATCAAGTTCATGATGGAATCTTTAGCCAGTGATTCAAGCCATATGACCAGCCAGCTTGAGAAATATAATAGTGCTCAAGAGGCGATGATCGCTATTCAGAATCAATCTGTTAACGTCACCGAAGAAAACGCTAAAAAATATGATAAATTTTCTCAAAATATCAATAAGCTGGAAAATAACCTGAAAGGGGTCGGCATGACCATTACTGGTCCGCTGGTTGATAGTTTAAACTGGTTATTTGACTGGTTTAATATTGATTGGGAAAAGAGTTCTCTATTCAGGGCATTAGATCGACTGAATAAAGAAGGCAAGACCGCAACTGGCGGTATTCTTAACGCCAACCATAAAGACGCTCAAAAAATTATTGACAAGTACAATAAAGAAAAGCGTTGGAATAATCTGGCAGATTGGGAAAAGGCCGCGATCCGTGGTGCTGGTGTCGATCCTCGTACTGCTGGCTTTGATGTAGAAGCATATAAGAAACGTTTTGGTAATTCTTATAAGAAAAATGGCTCTCTGATTGTAGTCGATAACGGGGAACATCTAACCCGCAAGGCAGATCCTAATACTGATTTAACTCTACCAAATAAACCAGTAAGACCAGAATCATTGGGTAAGTCTGGTAATGAGAAGAAAGAAGAGGAAAAAGCCAAGAAGAAAGCGGAAGAGAAAGCTAAAAAGGCTAAGGAAGCCGCAGAAAAAGCACAGAAAGAACGTGAGGATGCAATCAAGCGTCTGAATGCACTTGATGTTAAATTGCAAGGGCAGGTCGCCGCGTCTATTGCTTCTCAAAACAAGCAATTAGAATCCAGTTTGAAAGATTTGGACACTGCTTTAGATCTGGGCTTAATCTCTCAGCAAGACGCAGCCGCGAAACGCCAATCCTTAATCGATCAGAATACTGAAAACGTATACAAAATGGTTTTAGGTGCTGATCCGGTTGATGCTTTGAATGCCTTAACACAATTGCAACAAATCAGGGACAACGAGTTAGAAAGCCATAAACGGTTACTTGATGGTAAGGCTATCTCCTACGAAGAATATATGCGTCGTGTGAATGATACCGAACAAAGTTATTCGCAGATTGAAGATTCTTTGCATGGAATGGATGGTTTTAAAACCAATCAGTTGACCAATAGCTTAGACTATCAGGATTCAAATAACCCGTTTGCTAAATTTAATGCAATCGATAAAGAGAAATCGGAAGCGGAACAAGATTATAAGACCGATAAACTCAAGATTGATGGGATCACCGATCCGGCTAAACGGATGGAAGCATTAGAAAAACTCAATGAAAACCATCAAAAACGAATGGCTGCAATTGAAAAGAAATATGCTGATGCTCGCCAGTCAATAGCCGATGATATGTACGGCGGTTTTGCTGCTGCAATGACTCTCTTCGGGCAGGAAAACACTAAAGCTATGCAGATGGCTTTCAATGCTCATAAAGCATTCTCCATTGGACAAGCGACGGTGAACATGTGGACGGCTGCTACCGATGCATGGAACGATCCGACCAACGTAACCACAGGTCAAAAAATCGCTGCTGCTGCATTGGCTGTTTCTCAGAACATGGGGAACATCGCAAACATCAAGTCTACTAACGTTAGCGGTATGGCTCATGATGGTATTGATAACATCCCTCGTGAGGGTACATGGTTGCTTGATAAGGGTGAACGAGTAGTTGATCAGCGTACTAACGGTGATTTGAAAGACTTCTTATCTGCTCAAAAATCAGGTGGTGGTAACTCTCAGCCGATTGAAGTTAATGCGCCTTTGAACATTAACGGCAACGTTAATAGCTCAGACAAGATGGTCATGGATGCTATCAAACGTCACGCTAAGTTAGTTGCTCAGGCGGTAGAAGACGCACAGCGCCGTAAGATGTAATTAAAAGCCCTCATAGTGATAAATAATCATAAAACTATGGGGGCTTTTTCTATGTTCAAATCCAAAAATATTAAAATCACAGATTTTACTCTTAAATCAAAACAACCTTTCTTCAAGGCGCAATCTATTTCTGGTAAATTTCAACGTCGCTTTACTGGCATTCATTTTTATGAAGCAGAATTTACAGCTAATTTCATGGCTCAGGATATTAACGAAGTAAAAGAATTTGTAGCACGTCACCTTTTTGGTCGTCCTTTCAGTGTGCCCCTGTCTTACTTTTCAAAATATACAGGTGATGTACGCCAGATGGTTACGGCTGCTGCTGGTACTGCTCGCGGTGGGCGTAAGGTGAGAATCTCCAACTTCACCGGAACACTGAAAGCGGGAACTATCATCCAGTTTGAGAACCACAAGAAAATCTACACGATCACCGAAGATGTGAAATCAGGTGGTGAAATGAAACTCTTCCCTAACTTGCGTCAGAACGTCCTGGCGGGTGAGGTGATCAAGTATCAGAACGTAGAAGGCGAATTTGTTCTCAAAACTGAAAACATCGATTGGAAGATCGCCCAGATTGGCAAGATGAAATTCGAATTAGTGGAGAATGTATAATGGCAACTATTCAAGAATCATTCAGCAAACTATGCACTAATCTTGACTTCATCGAGGTCTACAACGACCAGACAGGTCAGAACGTGTCTAGATTGACGCTACCGCAGCTTTTCTCCACTGGATCGATGTTTCACATTATCGAAGTGATAACAGCGTCAGGGGACGTTCTACGGCTTACAGATGGGTATTTCGATTTGGACTATAACGGATTTACGTATCTCGCAACGGGTGATTTTCTTAAAATCTCATCGAATACCGAAGAGAAGGAGATCAACAACAACGGGATCAACGTAACTGTTTCTAACGTTCGCGAAGAATACATTACCCTGATTCGAAACAAGCAATTCGATAAATCTGATGTGAAAATCGAGATGGTTTTCCTTAACCCCAACACGGGCAAGGTTGAAACCACTTACCCGGTTTTCCGTGGGGTAGTCGATTCCATCGGTATTAACATCGAACATGAAGATGATGAGTGTAAAAACGAATCAGAATTTCAGCTTAATAGTATCTGGGAAGTTCTAGATAAAAACGCTCGTAGTCATGCCTCCGATGGTATCCACCGATCCTATGTTGGAAACGAGAACGATCTATTCTTCTCCCGTGCCGGGAAGTGGAATAGCGAAAGCAAGTGGCATTCATCGAAGAAATAATCCCTTCTCCCTAAGCCTAGTAAATAACAGCATGGAGGTATTCAACATGCTAAAAACTAGGCTTATCACCGATTATATCAATTCTTTAATAGGTCAGGAGTTCGTTCAAGGCGAGAATGATTGCAATCTCATTGCATGTAAGATCATCGATATTCTCGCTGGTACTGACCTATATAATTCTCTTTATAAAAAATATTCAACTAAAGAAGAAGGCTTGAAAATCTGCAAAGAATTAAGCGGGTATTCAAATATCCTTCAACCAATTAAGAAACATTTCAAATTAGTCACTGATGACTTACAGGACGGCGACTTACTGGTCACAGCCCACAAATTAGGGAACCGCAAATATTATTCCGTAGTTCCTCATTATTCCGGTTATGGCCTCGTTGAAGAAGATGGTATCTGGATGACCATTCCTGTTTCAGACATTGACTATGAACAAGTTTATAGATTCGGGGGTGAATAATGGGATTTGAAGTATTGGTAGGCGCGGTTATTGCTGGTGCGTCTGCTGGGATGGCGGCAGCCGCAACATTTTCTGTTATGACCGCAGTCGCTATCGGTATGGCTGCTGGTGCAATGACCTTGATCGCTTCCACTGTAGGCGCACCAAAAACACCGAAAGTACAAAGCCCAGATAATGCGGTGACACTAGGAACATCAAACGATCCTAAGACAGTATTACCCGTTCTTTTCGGTACTACCCGAACTGGTGCAATCTGCGTTTACAAAGCAATTTCACAGCGTGAAAATAACAAACTGGTACAAATTTTTGCTATTGCCGAAGGTGAGATCGATCACTTTAAAGCACTGCACATCGATAATAAAAATGTTCTCATTAGTCAGAATATGACAATTCGTGATGGCATTCTCGATAAAGGAAACATTAAAGACGAATATCGCAAAGTGTTAGAAGTCGAGTTTCGCACGGGTAAAAATCCTAACACTGCATTAGATCTTGCTAAACATCATTTGGGCGCTGATTGGGATGATCGGTATCAGGGTAACGGCATTGCGACCATGTGTATTGTTTTACGTCGTGATGACAAATCTTTGGCTGCTGGTGTTGATATTCTCCAGCCTAATAGCCAGGTAGCGGTCGATGTTATGGGCTTAAAAATCCGTAACCTCGAAACCAATGCTATTGAGGCTAGCACTAACGGCGTGGACCAGATTTTCCACTACCTAACAAATGAAAAATATGGATTATCCGTACCGATTGAAAACATTAACGTTGATTCATTCCTGAAAGTACGTAAGCAAGTACGCCAGATGGATTTGCATTCAAACGGTGCATGTGATCCGAACGCCAGCTTTAAAGAGAACTTGACTAGCCTTATGCAGACTTTCGGCGGGGTAATGTTCGAATCCTTTGGACGTATTACTCTGAAACTGGATGCTCCTGATATTGTTAAGCATACCTTCAATGAAGACAATATCATGATGGGAAAAGTATCACTGAAAACAGGTGGCACTAACGGTTATTTCAATACCATTAACGCGATGTATCAAGAACCATCAATTGACTATTCCGAGCAAATGCTACGTTATCCGGCTGATGCTGAAAACGATGCTACTATTCGTCAAGATGGTCGAATTATCGCTAAAGATATTGAATATCGTTTTGTTAAGTCTAAAGCCCAGATTGATAAACTCGCGAGCATTGAGCGAAATAAATCTCGTATCACTCAGGTTATCAGCTTTATGACTACTGACGCATTCACTGCCGAAGTTTGGGACGTTATCAGCGTAACCTATGATGAATTGAAACTGAATAATTCACTTTGGCGCATTACTGCAATTGATCGTTCTATTGATTCTGGTATTGCTGGGATGATGACTATCACCGCTACAGAATATAATTCTCAGGTTTATACTGACCTGAACTATGCGGCGACTCCAGACAATAGACCTACTGGTTTACCGGATTCAATGACAGTACAGAAACCGACTAATTTCAGAATTAAGGCAACTGGTGAGACAATCCACGGTAAAAACGTAACTTTGACATGGGACGCACCGGAAGATTTTAACCGCTACGGTTTCCAGATTGATTATCGTGTGAGTGGATCACCTAACTGGATTAAGCTGGGACAGACTTCACAGCAAATTTTCAATATCAATGCACTGGCAAAAGATCGCTCCTACGATTACCGCGTTTGTGCTTTCGGTATTATTGCTCGTTCCGAATGGGTGGAACTGGTTAACCAGAATCCAGAAGTTACCTATGAACTGCCTACGCCAGTGATCCGCATCAAAAATCAGGGTAGCTCACCTGGTACTTTCGAAGGCAATGATCTGATTATCGAATGGGAAAATCAGCAAGCCTTAGATGTGGTTATCAACGGTGAAGCTAACAAGTTTAGTGACCTGTTTGAAGCATACATTATCAAGGTAACTAACAAGGCTGGTAAGTCTATTCAGTACCGTACCCGCGATCCTGAATCATGGACCTATACGCTTGATATGAACCAGTTTAACGGCCTTTCCCGTGAATTGACGGTAGAAGTATCAGTCAAGGGCTATAACAACTCAGAGAGCGCCCCAGCGCGTTTAGTGGCTATTAACCCACAGCATAAGCCAATGAAAGGTTTTAGTGCGCGTGGTGGCTTTAATACTGCGTTTGTTAGCTGGGCGGATGACGTAGAACATGACTATGCAGGGTCAATCATCCAGTATGCAACCGATAACACTTTCTCAGATGCAAGGGCAGTAAGCACGAATAGTGTTAGCCATACTTCCTTTGATTTGGCTGACGGTGATTATTATATCCGTGGTGCTCACTATGATATTTTCGGTATGGATGATGCTGTTTGGTCTGAACCGTATTTCATGCAAATGAAATCTACCATTAGTTGGGACGATCAGGACAAAGAAGCACTGGAAGACCTGATTGGTTTACAAGACCGCTTAGATGAAACTATCGCGGATGCTATTGCTCAAGCTGGCGCTAATGCCGATGCTAAAATTGATGCAATGCATAAGCAAATCACTACCGAAACAGGGCAGACGGTCCAAGCCTCAGCCAATACCTTAAAGAGTCTGATTGCTACCAGCGAGCAAGCTAGCTCCACTAAGATTGATCAGGTTAAAGCTGAACTGAAAGGCGATATCACCAAAGAAGTTAGCGCATCCGCTACTACCCTGAAACAAGCAATTGCTACCAGTGAGGCAGCAAGCGCAAGTAAGATTGATCAAGTTCGGGTAGAAATGGATGGCAAGATTGCTGGTGTGAATCAGGAAGCAGATGTAAAAATCGATGCTTTGAAGGGAACCATTAACAGCAAATATAATCTGGCAGTTAATGCAGATGGTCGCGTGGCTGGTATTCATATGAGCGCAACCAACGATCCGGCAGAACCGACGAGAATCATCTTTACGGCTGATAAAATCGCGGTAGCTCCACAAGACGGATCAGAAGTTTGTCCGTTTGGCATCGAAGATAACAAAGTTTATCTCGATAATGCGATGATTCGTAATGCTGCAATTGGCACAGCCCAGATTAGTGATGCTAGTATCACCACGGCTAAGATCGGCACAGCCCAGATTAACGGCGCTCACATCCAACACGCACAGATCGGAACAGGTCATATCATTGATGGCTCTATCGATAATGCTAAAATTGGTAACTATATCCAGTCTTATAACTGGAATGGTAACGATGGATGGTATATCGGCAAAGATGGCACTTGTCATTTTAGACACGCTAATATTCGTGGTCATTTGGTGGCTGATTCCGGAGAAATGAACAACGTAACGATTAATTCAAGTTGCCGCATTTTGGGTATGCTTGATGCTAATCAGGTGCGTGGTGACTTCGTGAAAGCTATTGGTCGTCGATTCCCACATTGGGACGAAAACCCATCATTGGGCTATCCCGGTTATCCGCAAGGTACAATCACTGTTCGAATTGAAGATGATCACCCGTTTGATCGTCAGATTATCGTTCCGGCTATTAGCTTTGGTGGTCTTAATGCGCGTGAAGGCTCGAATAACAATACTTACTATGATAACTGTCGCTTGATTGTTCGCAAGAACGGTGCTGAATTATATAACCGTGCATATGGTAGACAGACTGGATTGTATAGTGCTGTTATTGATATGCCAGCCGGACACGGACCAGTTACGCTAACTTTTGAAGTAAGTTCAAGCGCAATCAACAACTGGACTCCCAGCACATGGATCAGCGATCTTTCTGTAATTGTTACTAAGAAAGCCGCTACGGGTATTTCTGTTTCTTAAAATTTAATTTTTATAATTAATCCCGCTTAATTCTTTGTGGTTAGGCGGGATTATTTTTATCTAAATAATTTTGCCATTAAACTATATAAAAATATCGGGGGCGTAATGACTGAAATTATATATGGCGGTATCGGTGTTATCGCCTTAATTTGTGGTGGATTATGGAGACTTCACCGAAATCAATTAGCCACAGAAAATAGATTGTCGAAATTAGAATCCAGCGACGCATTGTTAAACCAGAAGTTTGAGACGATGCAGAATAACCATACTCAGATCGCCGAGAGAGTTTATCGCATGGAACAAACCCTTCACGGTATAGAAAAGAAAGTGGTTGCGATGGACGCTAAATTTGACCAAGTTCTCGACATACTCAAACAAAAATAATAATAAAGGGGTGAATATATGAAGAATAAACTTAAGAAATATTTTGGTTATCTCTTGATTGTCGCCCTCACTTATAACGTAGCAATTAGACCTCTGCTAACGTCCTTTGGGCTTGAACTCCCGGCTATGACCGTGGATGAACAATTGCTAAGGACACTGGCGGGGGTCTTTTCGTTATTAGGGGGCTAACATGGCAACCAGTACCAATAAACGAAACGCTCTAAGGACTAAGAAAGCGTTGAGGCAATGGTCTGAAAAGGCAACAGATACATTCGAAAGGGCACTAGGGGAAGGGGCGATCTTTGCTTCCAGAGCACTCCAGAAGAAGATTAACAAGAATGTTGATAGACCTACTCGCTGGACTCAGCAAGCTGTAGGTAATACCAACTACAAGAACCGATCAGGGACGAGACACCAAATCTTCATCAAGGGTGCAAGGGATAAGGATAAGAAGATCGGCAGTCAGGACGACTATCTGAAACACTATTTCGATGGTGGCAAAATCAATAAGCTAGTTCCAATCGCCAACGGTAAGGTCTTAGACGCTCACGGGAACATTAAGGCCATCAAAGGCGGTAAGATGATGCGTAACCTCGAAAACGGCAACTTCATCAAGGTAGAGAACAAGGAAGGGACTTTTATCATGAAGAAGTACAAGCCTAAGAAATCCCGAACCAAACGCGCTAGGAATGGATCGGCGGTGGCAAAACGTCGCTTAGAGAAACGCATACAGAAACAGAGCAAGCGAATTGTTGCCGTTAAATCGGATAAAATTTCTACTCGTTATTCGACGCTAGGATCGTGGGAAAGCAACGAAGCAATGATGCTTGAAAACATCAATAAGCACATTAAATCGCGCATGAAATACGTTTAATCAATAAATACCCTCATAGAATCTTATGGGGGTATAACATGGCTAAAAATATTTTCACTGAATTTCCTACTTATCCGGTCGATCAGCTTTCCGGTATTTTTATTAATGGCATTAGCCCAGAATCTATGACACATGATTTTGAGGCGAAGAGAGTTAAACATAAACAATATAAAGAATGTATCCGCGATCATGAAAAAGGGACCGTGTTTTGTGTCGCTACATTGGCTAAACGTCCTAAGTATCGTTTTCGTGTAGGACAAGAAGTTGATGTGGTTAATCCTTATAGCTTTAACTGTCTGGGCGATGCACGCGCGGTGTGTGTAGGCACTGCTCCTTATTATATCAAGGGTATGCGCTTTATTGGTTATATCTTCGAAATGATCTAAGGGGGTAATATGTTAAGTAAGCATTTTTCTCGCAAGGAATTTAAATGTAAATGCGGAAAATGTGATTATGATACAATCGACGCTGAATTACTGGTGATTCTTGAGGATGTACGAGAGCACTTCGGTAAACCAGTGATTATTAACAGTGGCAACCGTTGCCCGACTCATAACAAGAATGTAGGCGGGGCAGCCAATAGCTATCACGTTCGAGGCCGCGCGGCTGACATTGTTATCAAGGGTGTCTCGCCTGATATTGTTCATGCTTATCTTGATGGGAAATATCCTACTCAATACGGCTTAGGAAAATATAAAACCTTTACGCATATTGATTCCAGATCAAAAAAATCACGGTGGAATGGATAAAACAAAAGCGCCTCTGGTGGGCGCTTTTTTGTTAGAATATGCTGGCGACGTTAGCTATATTTCTGACCATTTTTTCATTATAGACAAATATACCGCAGATGATAAAGTGGTATTCGACGAAGTTGATCCGTCTCTGGTTGAAGCAATGAAAGAACCTGAGATCGTCATTGAAGAAACAAAAGAAGAATCTCCGGCAATTGAACCAGTGGTCGAAGAAGTTACGTCAGATGTTGAAGAAGCACCGGAAGTTAAAGTAGAATCTCCGGTAGCAAACATTTTCTCTGACGAAGCAGAGCATCGTTCTCCTGCACATGATACTGATTCATTTTGTGATCTTACTGGTTTCCAAAACTACAATAATTAATTCTTATAAATAGTAGTGAACTTATTATTTTCGAGGACACTACTATGAATACTACTTTAGCAAAGGATATCGAATTTACCACAAAAAGCAAACGTGCGACCCCTCCGGTCGAATATGAAACCAGAATCATTAAAGTTTGTCAAGTGCATGGGTGGTTATACAGTGGTTTTGTGCTTCCTGTAAAGAAACCATTCCAGAACACCAAAGTTTGCATAGAAGTTAACGGAAAGGTTAAAACGCCATGTATTAGTCATGTTCTAACTGGTCAGTTTACTGGCAAAGATAGAGTATCACCGCCTAAGAAGAAGTTTAGATTTACCGAAGAAGAACACTTAGAAAACGCTCGCAAGTTCTACAAGCCGATAGGGTGGGATGTGTTAGGTCTGGCTGAACCTTATCAGGGTGTTGACACTAAACTAATTCTTCGTTGTAAGTGCCACGGAAAGATTCACAAGAAAGGTGATTTACACAATAACCGCAGACAAGGCGGGTTAACATGCCCTTTGGTTAGGGGTGTACTTAAATCAATTCAGAATGGTAGAAAACAGGTTATCAGAAACAAGTTTGCACAGCGCCCTATGCACTTTTATCTAATTCGTGTTGGCGAGAAGTTTTTCAAATATGGAATTACCACTCGCAAAGATCCGATGCAACGGGTAAGAGAACACCAGAAGCACACCAGCGAGAAAATCACCTTTGAATGCTCACATTTGTTTAACATTGGATGGAAAGCTGGTGATTTAGAAATGGGGATTAAAAAGAATATTCAGGGCAAGAAAATCCCACGTAAGGTAATGAATAGCGGATTCACAGAAACGCTACCGATTAGCAAGTTGAAAGATGTTAAATCATTCATCAATGAATACATCCACACCAACCCATCTAAGCCAATGTATTTTGATGATACCAACGCAATCAATCTGAACAACTACATTAGTGATGAAGACATAGAACGAGATTTATCGCAGTGGATGAATGCACCGTTAGCTGATTTAACACCGGAAGACTTAGAACTCGATTTAAGCCCTTTAGAGGCTCTTTAATACAATTAAATTAAAAAGGGGTACAGATGTACCCCTTAAAGTGTTTAGCTCGTTATACGTCGATTTAGGCCGCTTAAATTCCAAATTCCTGTAATGGACCTGGTATTTCCTCTTCTGGTTTCCAGTTCTTATCTGTCAGCATGTCTAAACATGGATGCAAAACAAGCCCGTTACTTTCCAGAATCTGTCTATCATTGATAGTTTTCAAATCAATGAATATCCGGCCTTTCCTCGTTCCTCTTGAATTTTCTATTACAACTCTCTGGGTCTTTCCATCGATGTATTCCAGTACAAACAAGTTTTTGTTTCTGTCAATCCTGCTACACCCGATCCGCTTTAGAGCTTGCTTAATCTTAAACCGGACCTTTAGTCGTTCCTCGTTATAAACATCTTCTAAATCAAATTCTGCGAGCTTCTCCCAGCCTTGAGAGTCCACAGAATACATTTCCTCTTCTGCCATCTTGATCTGATTGTAGAGTGTTTCACGCTCGCTATTGAGGGTAGTAATCTGATCGGCTAGCTCCTTCGTTGCTCCTGTCATAGCAGAAAGGGCAATCAGGTTATCAATCTTGCGTGATATCTCATCAACCTGTACTTTCAAAGCCGGAACCGGATTAGCCTTATCCTCAGCAATCCAGATTTTATCAGCCAGCAATTGCAATACAGCTTTCTCTAATTGATCCCCTCGAAAACTCCAGTTTGGATGCTCGCAATCAAGTCTACGTGAACGGGTCGCATCACATGTATAACGATACTGGTCAGAACGTTTGTTTGTTCCCTTCACTTTAACCATAGCGCAACCGCAATGATCACATTTCAATAGGCCAATGCCACTAAGCAGGGGGATCGGTTTAGCTTCTTCCTTGTCTCCAAAGTTCCATGCTCTAGCACCAATATTTTTCTTAAGGTGATAGAACGTAGCATCATCAATAACACGAGGGTAATAATCCTTTAACTCATAGTTAACGCCATCTACAGAGACTTCCTTGATACCAATCAAAGCGCGGGTATGGAACAACCTTTCAACCATTGCCCGTGACCATTTTGAATGCTTCTTATTACTAACCGCTGGTGGCGGTGTATATGTCTCGTTAAGGTGATCCAGTATTTCGGCGGTTGAACGTCCATTCTTCCGTAATTCCACAATCTCCTGAACAACAGGGAAGTACACCGGATGAGGCAGCACATAACCGGAAGTGGTATCAGTCCACCACATATTCTTTCCAACTTCCTCGATAGCCACTGCCGGATTTTGTGGATTTTCTTGATGAGCTTTAATCTTAATCAATGCGCTTGAGTTAGTACGATTGCGCTTAGTCTGGCTTTCCTCATTACCACGGATGAATAAAAGGATGGAGAACATCAGGTCCATCGGGTTAGCGGTAACAGTATCCAGCGAGTAGATCTTGTTATCCATGCCAGTAACAATGGTTATTCCCCTACGGATGATTGAAAGGAATAACTCCTGCGCACTGACAATATCGGCACGGGATAAACGGTCCAAGTTTTCGATGAATAGCCAGCTACCAACAGGAACGGATCTACCTATTGCATCAAGGAAACGAGATAGCGCCCCTGTTTTGGAGTTAGCACCTTTAAACGCAGATACACCCAGATCCTGATAATCATTTACCAGTTCAAGGTCATACTTTGCCGCAATCTCTCTCGCCATCCTGATTTGTCGTTCATAACTCGAACCATCATTCTGACGCATAGACGAGAAGCGAATATACGAATATAGTTTAGTTTTCATACCATTTCCAAAACAAAAAGCCCCTACCGCGTATTATAACGATAGGGGCATTGGTTAGTAAGTCATTAATATTTCTTTCCAGTTAGTTTTGCATCACGTTTATTAATATCCTCGATATGACTCCATACACACGCAGTAATAAAGTCGTCATCGTCACCAACTCCGGCAACCTGTGCTAATTCAGTACACAGTTGATTTAAAGAAGGTGCAACGGCAGCACGCTTGACACTATCACCCTGTACATATTGTTCGGCATTTGCAGCACCAACCAAACCCAGAGCAAGAACAACACCCGCGATAATCTTTTTCATAGTAGAATTTCCTCTTGTTATTTGAATTACGATATATTTATATCGTTAAAAATTGATGCTAATTACCAGACCAAACACAACCGCACCAATCAAATCAATCCAGTTAATACACAATCCGCTATATTCTTTCTTGAATGTCTTAGATGAAATGCCATCATGAAATTGTTTCATTGCTCACCCCATACTAACGACAAGATAAGAAAGACTAATCATAGTTGTGAGACTACCTCCCACGAATGAGATAAAAGCTAACATGTTTGATTCTCCAGTTTAAAAAGCGGTGGGAATTGCACCCACCAAATTAGAAATTAATTAAGCGCGAACGATGGTCAGAGTATCCAGCAAACCTTTTTCGTATAATTCGAAACACGTTTTATATTGCTCAATCTGGAAACCATAGCGGGTGATCTTATTCAGTAGGACAATCGCGCTATTCTCATCTAGGTATTGTCCTTGCTTACCAATTACATATGACTCGCGGGATAGTTTCAGCTTACGGAAACCTTTAACACCTAATTCCTTAGCCACCGCTTTAATCTCTTTAATCTCACCCTCAGCCGCAACATATTCAGCGTCGATAATCTCAGGTGATGATCTCAGTGCTACCAGAACTAAGGCCATTGCTTCTTCTTCGGTACGAGCAACACCAGCTTTCTCGAAAGTCATCTCACCAAATTTACGAATCATGATATTGAACATTGTTTTGCTGCCTTACTTCTTGCTGATAAACTCTTTAGCGATAAAGTTGATTACTTCTTTCAGCTTCTTGTCTGTATCGATGCACGCCGGTAATTCTTCTTTAATCTCCTGCGGCAGATACACATTGCCTTTAAAGTGGAGGAAACCATCATTACCAATCATGTAGGAGAACATCCATTCACAATCGTTATCCGCTTCCCAGAACGCTACGGTCTCATCGCCAATCAAGGTAATGTCCATGTTGCGACGTGCTGCGTAGTTGATGATTGCTTTGCCGATGTTCAT